AGAGTGACATTAGGCTTTTCATACCACCTCCTTACTAGAGGGTAGGTATCCTTAGCCCTGTCACGATATCGCGGGAAATTAGCCTTAGCTAACCCGAATACTTAAACCGCGGCATGTAGCCGTAGTCACAGTACAGGGTACGCCAGGCTTCGAGCACCGCGCGCTCGTTACGCATCACTTTTGTGCTGACGTAACGGAACGCGGCTTCGTCGTTGAAGAGGCTCCTGACAAAGGAACCCTCCAAATCGGCAAAGAGATCGTAGAGGTGATCTGTGTAGATCGCCTCCACAAGCTCGTCGAGCTGGCTCTGGGACGCTGCCCAGAATTTCGTGTCGCTCATTGCGACCGTCCTTTCTGGGAATAATCCCAGTAGTTTATTGGCTAAAAGCCCTCACTAGAGCGCTAAGAGCGTGCAGGCGGGACAGCATCCTTGAACTGCTTTACAGCAGTCAAGAGGTGTTGAAACGCAAGACGCTCATCGCTATCCCGGATAGCTCCGAGATAGATCGTGATTACTATCTTCTCCCTCCTGTGAAGGTGGGATTCAGAATAGGTCACATGTACTCTAGTGTGATTTCCATTCGTCTTAAGGGCACCCATTGGGACCCAGAATGACGAACTCACCTGCGAGACAAAGCCCGTTGACAATAAGAACCGTAATGACCGCCCCGATTTTCATCGGGAGAGTCCACGGATTCTTGTCGTGGGACCGCCTGCCATAAGGAGTTTTACCTCCTCTGACAGGACGTGAAGGAATCCTAGAACCACGCTTTTCAGCGTAGTCTTTGTTAACCTTCACTAGTCACGCAGCTTCCCAGAAGCGAAGCAGGATGGTATAGTCGATTAAGACTCACCACCCAAGAGCTTCGTGATCAGGGAGTCAGAAGAGGCGGCAAGGAGGGTGCGAAACCCAATCCACGCTGCCAACTGTTCCGCCGCCGTATACCCCGCCTGAGGGCCATCGAACACGCAGTAAATGCTCTGCGTGACTTTGACATTCTCAGTCGGCTTAAACGGGTCGGCGGTCAACTTCTGAGTGTTGAGCCGGATCATCCGCCTGTATCGCTTCCCGTAGTTATGGGAAACGACCAGTTGGGTGAGGCCATCCCCACTCTGGTATTCCGACTCATCGTCTCCCACGCTTACGCGCGGGCACGTGATCGGAACCGCAGAGATGGTGATGATCTCCGGATCAGGAAATGACATGGGCATCACTCCTAGGAGCCCGGTTAGACTCCCAATTGGCGTTTTGACGCTGATGGTACATCACTTTCCGCTACGGGATATCCCGAGCGCAGAAAGTATGGACAACTGGTGAGGCGAAAGCCCCTTCCAGGTCAGCCCGAACCCATAGGGATTAGCCTGTACACGCTGCTTCGTTTCAATAACGAAGGTAACAGTTGCAGGCCGGGCCCCCTTGGTTTTACAACCAGTGGGCCCGTAGAAGTTATAGGATCTCTTCTGGACAGTATGCTCCATTAGATACCCATAACCCATAACCAGGCTGTCGGTTAGTGCGTCGGAAATGTTAGATAACACATCCCCGACGTTAGAAAACCAATCGACGGCCCAGCTCCACGGAGTAAGGTTCCACGCTGTTTCTGGCGTGAGTGATAATCCGAGTACCTTCTTCGCCTCTAGGGCGATACGTGCCATCTCGTTGCTCCTACTATAGGAACGCGGAAGATGATACGTGAAGGCACCGGAGAACCACGTATTCCGGGTTGTTGACTCCGCCCGGATAACCTTACCACCCGCGGCGAAAGCTGGATCGAGTAGGTTCCCCGATACGCCACCTAAAATCCATGGCGTACCAGAGCCCACTTCAGTATAGCTTTCGTTCTTTTCTGTTGGGAAGTTATACCGGCGGCGCACCATACGACCCGAGTCTCGCTCATACTGTCTTAAGACAGCATCTGCGGAGTAGATAGCATAAGCTATACTACTCATATCTCGGGCGATGGGTTCCCAGCCAAACTCCAGGTTAAGATATTCGTCTGCTGCAACTTTACGCGCAGCATCCGTTCTCTCTTGCCAGAGTCCTGAGCGAGCTCCAATCAGTTTGGGTAAACCCTCACTGAAAAGCTCTCCCAGGAAGACTGAGAGGTCCGCTGTGGCATTGGTAGGCTTACAACGAGCGACTGCAGTGGCACCTAAAATCTCAAGAGCAGAAATACTGCTAATGGGATTTACGGTAGGCCACTTCATCGCCGTTGCTGCCAAAGGAAGCATCTTACCAGTATAACTGGTAGTAGAAGATGCATTCTTGATCCGAGGGATATCGTCTAAGACGACAGTCCCACCCACGCATTCGACATATGTCTTCTGCGTGAAGAACGGACCACCAATATCACCGTTGGAGGCGACTTTACGTTTCCTCCAACCGGTATGATCAAAAGACTCAGTAACCTGAGTCCCCTGCCAACCGCTAGTATCGGTGTAGCCCCGGAGTATGGTATTTCCGGAGCCAACTAGTGAGAGTTCGGCGTACGTACAATGATACCGCGGATGCGGTATTGCACGACGCCGGACCTGACTACCAACGAAACGGTTAGCAATAGGCCAACAGAGCTCCTAAATGGTCCTAGGAGGTATATCCTCCTAATCTGTCCACCCTTTTCTAAGGGGTGGCAGGATGTACTGCAC